CTTAAGGTAGGCATCATACTTGGCTCTATCCCCATCATACTCAGGGCTAGTGTACGTCTTGACCTCTACCGTCTTAGACTTCTTGACTTGACCTTTAGCCATATCTTTATGTCCTTATCTTTAAGTTGTCTTTGAGGTTTATCTTAGAATTATTATCATCATCAGAGAGAAAGCTTAAGTCAATTCTGAACACCCCTAAAGGTTATCCTAAAGATTATCTTTAAGATTAACCTATAGTTCTAATTCTATACCTTCACTATACCCCCAGGTGAGGAGGTATTCAGAGGAACCCTAGATTAGACACCTAGAGAGCCTGTCAAAGAGTACCCTAAACCTTTAGGTGGAAAGGGTTTTCTCCTCTTTAGAATACCTCCTCACCCCTCCTTTAACGTGAAGACCATTTAATCCCTTTAGGTCTACCCTTGATGAGGTGGTTCATGAAGGTCTTAAGCTCTTCATCCATAAGCTTAGACTCATGGTCTTTCTGGGCTTTGACATCATCCCTGCTCATGGATTCCACCCAGTAGTTCACTGCACCATAGAGAGCCTCCAGCCTGTCATCATGTCTGAGAGAGCCTCTGTCTTTGGTGATACGAGTGAGTTGGTAGAACAGAGAGTACTTGGGATTGTCGTTAGCCAATAGGATATCCTGCCTGACAATCTCAGAGTCGACTACAAGCTTGTGCCTATTGAGGACAGGCTCAAGGGTATCGATGATTCGTCTTTCCTTCTGAGTGGAGTGTCTCACCTCATCGATACCACACTTAGGGTGAATCCTACTGAGGATAGGGCTGAAGAGTTTCTCAAACATGCCATCCCCAAAGTTACTCTCAATGACGATGAGGTTTACCTTCTGGTCTTTAGCTACGGTAGCCAAGGACATAAGAGTACTATCCTCATAGCCACCTTTGAGTCCACCTATAGCTGTCAGGTAGAGCGTACCATGGAGCTGCTTGACCACGGCATAGCCTGTCTCATCAGAGCCTCGGCCACTAGGGTCAACGAACATGACAGAGCCTTCATAGCGAGTCCACTTCTCATCGACGAACCTGGGCCGATGCCACCTGTCGCCAGTGAAACCTAGATTAGGGAACTCCCTGATTTGAAGCTCAGGGCCAGCCCCATATTGAATAGACACAGGTGCCTTATCAGGATTGAGGGGCATGACGATGATATCGGAAGTCTTGAGAGGGTACTTCTCTTGGTCACTCAGGGTCGTGTCCAACATGAACTGCAAGGCAAACCCTGACCTACCATAAGCTGCCTCACGCTCCATCAAGTCCAGAGCATTAAATCGCTTGGGGTCTACAGGGTCATTCGGTTGGTACAAGCCCTTCTCTAGGTTCTCCACAAGGTCAGGAGCTAGGTTCCCCTTGTAGATATCCACCTTGTTCAGGTCAGGGTAACGAGCAGGCCAGATACGCACAGAGTACCCACGACCAGTGAGCTTGTTGTAGATGGACTCTTCAGACTGAGGAGTACCCAGGTAGGTAATGCTGGCGTCAGGCTTAGGGACAAGGATAGCTTCAAACTCAGTGGTAGCCTTGGAGAGCTTCTCTCGGGCATCTTCCGTCTGGGAGTTCTGAGCTACCTCAACGTCATCAGCAATGATTTCATCTGCACGGGAACCGGTGAGCTGTCCAAAGATACCTACGGATTTGACGCTAGGGGCATGAGCTGGAATGGCAGGCCCAACATCAAACGCTATCATGGTATCCCTTTGACCCTCTTTGGCTTTCAAGTGGTGGAGCAAAGGCATGTCATGGATGAGCCTCTTGGTGAAGGCTGTGAAGTCATCAGACCGAGCCTTGCTTGCAGACACCACCAAGAATTTAAGTTGAGGATTTTTAAGGAGTCTCCACAGTACATACGCAGAGGTAATCCATGACTTCCCAATCCCTCGGAAAGCCTCAAGCATCTTACGCTTAGGCCCATACTGGAGGTAGTCGGCCAGGGCGTACTGTACGGGAGTAGGTTCAGGCAACCCTAAGAACTTCCACACATAGTATAAGAAATTCTTGAAGTCACCCTTGAGGAGGTCAAGCTGGGAGGGCGAATCCTTCATATTTGCTTTCTAAGGGGGGCTGGGATGAAATGAATAGGACGGTCAGGGGGAGGGTAAAAAAGAGGCTCACAAGTCAACCTCGTAAGCCTCAGAGCCATTCAGCGTAACAGGTTACCCTCTCGTAATGGATTTCAGACCATTGATAACCTGAAAGGGGAGGGCATCGTCATCCTCAAGGAGGAACGAAGGGTCACGGGGTTCAGCTTCAGCCATGATTTGATTGTCTTTAAGAAACTTGATGGCGGCATTCAGGTCAGCAGAAGTTGCCTCACCAGACCGAATCTTATCCATCAAGTCCCTGGCGACCATGTTATGGAGTTGCGCTAGGAGTTCCTCGGAGGCTCTGGACATTATTCACCAACCTTGAGGAAGACTTTGATGAACTCGATGATACCCATTTGAGATGCGACCATGGCAACAACAGCACCAATAATCCAGTTCTTGATTTTCGATAGTTCAGCCACCAGGGAAGCTACAAGCTCCGTGTTCTTGGTGCCAACTCGTTCTTGCTCATCAAGACGTACTTCCATCTCCACAAGTTTCTTCGTATGTTCCATAATGAAGCCTGCACATTCTACTCCTCTTAAAGTAGGAGCGGCTGAGTGTCCTTCAAGGTACTTGTTAGTAAAGGGGGTGTTATTATTCATTTGCACTCCTGTATCTTCATTCGGATTTGATAGTAGGTGTAGGTGTTCATCAGGAGTCCGTCGAAGGGAGCAGGCTCTTCAGCTTTAATCCAGTGAGTCTTGACTATCGGCTCACTTAGAGTCACCTTTGTGCAAGAGGCCGAGAGCATCAGCAAGCTCACTAGCAGTAAGCTCGTTATCTTTCTTTTTGATTTCATCTGCTAGTTTCTCCTTGAAGACGGTATCATCGACCTTCCTGTACGAGGCTACTGCTGCCTGAATCAGCAACAGTAACCCCTTCAGAAACGAGATGAGCTGCATGTTACTTGTTGAAGAACTCTTTGATTTTGGTCAGGCCTTTGACAACAAGCTGAAACACAGAGTTTTCATCGAGCTTGGTGGTAGCTGCCAGCAGTTCAGAGGTAGCCAGCAGAAGAGCAACGACCAGTAGAGCAACTTCGGGATTGAGGAAATTAGACATGATGTGTTCCTTTGGGTTAGAGGTGAATGTTACTTCTTAATCTTGGCTCGTTCATTCTGAGCTTGATTCTCCAAGGCTTGGAGTGTAGGGGATGCCATAGGGTTCACGGGTGTAGGGGATGCCATAGGGTTCACGGACAGGATGTACTCACGGATACTGCGGATAGACTTGATGTCAATCTCGATGAGGGCTTGCTTGATTTCAGCTTGCTCCTCCTCGCTCGTCCCTACGACATGCTCATCGATAATCTTCTGGACAGCTACTTCGTTGTCGGTCACCCAGACATTATCGCGCTCATAAAGGACATACCCAGCTTTAGCAATAGCTTCGTGGAGTCCCTTCCCTTTCTCGATGTACTTAATCATAAGATAGCTTTCTGTTTATAGACGAAGGAAGAAGGGGTACCAACAGCCCCATCGTTACCTCCAAAGAGGTAAACATCATTATTGATAGGAGTCACTCCAGCCAAACTACCTCTTACATAAGGAAGCCTTAGGTCAGCATGAGCATATGCGCCAGATGCATCTTGCACAAACAACTCAGTCGAAGGGTCAAAGACATAGGTTTCAGCACTATCAGTTCTGGTTCCACCACTACCAGTCAAGATAGCCCCACCCATTATCCAGAACTTACCATCAACTACTGCCAAGGATGCAGCAAAAAGAGCGGCAGGCATGGTGGTCGCTAGGGTTGTCCAAGCGTCGGTCGTGATGTTATACCGAAAGATTGTATTCAATGAGTTTGAGGAAGACAAGGCAGCACGACCACCGAAGTAGTAGATGTAGTCACCATGTCTAGCTACAACACCTGATTCTCTTACGGCAGGCATAGTTGCCCTTGATGTATTCCATGTGTCAGTGGCTGGTACATAGGTGTATACTGTGTCCACAACAGTATTACCATTGGCACCACCAAAGCATAGAGCTTCATCACCTACACTTAACATCCGGCTGTGTTTGCGTGGGAAAGGTAGTGAAGCTTTAGCTTCGATAGTATCATCCACAGGGTCATACAGCAGTACAGTTGTAATGTCTATCTGTGCGCTTACATCAACACCACCAGCATGAATGACTTTCCCATTACTGAGGAGACACATACCATAAAAGTATATGTCGTTGCTTGCACCTGTTGTAGCCTCAGT